ATCTATGAATGCAACTTTGACGCTATTTGTCACTAGGTCTAATTCACCACTTAGCATAGATTCTTTTGCTTTTCCATATACAAAATTAGCCATATTATATACCTACATCTCTTGAAACTGTTATTCTATATTTATAACCTTTTTCAAAATAATCTTTATTTTCAGTATAATATGAAGGAGTTGCATCGCTCAAGGAAGGAAAATCTATATATACTTCAGGCTTCCAAGAGTGCATCTGTATTACTGTTTCAACATTTTCCCAACGAGATGGTGACTTTTGAATTTTTTTTCTTTGAGCCTTAAAATATCTATTAGATAAAAAGTTAGAAGCTGGACGAGCGTTGAACGTAATAGTCACTCTTCCATCATTATTATCATTTGCTATATAAAAAGATCCATTTTTTGGATCTACAGAATCAATATAAAATTCTGGATTTTTAGCTATAATTTGATAGCTACTATAGGCCTCAGTTAAAATGGAATTATCTTCTACTAAAATTTCTTCTATTTCCGGAACAACAGAAGTTGAAAAACCAGAAGGAGTTGCTGCGTCTTGTTTTGTAAACTTTATGTATTCTTCTGCTACAACTTCATTTGCGGAATCTAGCAATCCTACTACTCTTACATAATATTCTTGACCAGAAGTAAGAACCTTATCCCAATAAAGAGTAAGCGTTCTAGATATTGTATTATAATCAGCTAAAGAATTAATTGTTTTAAAAGGGTTGGATACTAGGGTTGGTGTTGCATCTGACGTTTGAACAATAAATTTATCATTTGTTATAGAACTAATCTTTACTGTTCTACCAAATTTAATTTTTACCTTATCGACACCTACTGAGGCATAATCTATTAAATTTAGTGGCACGATTTATCTCCTCAGAAAAAATACTAACACTTAATTAGTAACGGGGTTTGTGCAAAAAAATAAGGGGCAGCTTTCGCTGCCCCCTACTTTTTAAGACTGTATCGTAACTATAACAGTCTTAAGGATTATTACAACGTAACGTCGTTGGTGACTTGAACCTCATAGTTGCGGGCCAGTCTAACGTTCTTAGCAACAGTGATACCTTCACCGTCACCAAGCATTACAATGTCATAACGCTCTTTCATCTTCATCGAACGAATGTCACGTGACGGATCATCGAACTGATCTGTGCTCATGTCATCCTTAACAAGAAGACTGCCGACCTCATTACGATCAATGAGGAACAAGTCTGACTTAGCTAATGTTGCACCGCTCTTAGCTGTAAAGCTAACAAATGGTGACACTAACACGTTCAGACCCATTGGGGCTGTTGCGTTAAGAGCGCCATCCTTCGACTGTGGACGGTAGCCCCAGCTGGTATTAACAGCTGATGCAGCGCCGCCCATGTGGAAGATCGAGTCCTTAAGGAAGACCGACCACATCAGTGGGTGAAGAATGAAGTCTGTTGGTATATGGTTTTCGGCCATAAGAACAGCCGCCATGTCGACAACATCGTCCCAGGTAACGGTGCTGTTGTACGCACCGTCAATCCCACGACCTGTTGTATCATCATAGCTGCCACTGTCGTTGTCGAATACAATTGTAGCTGCATCCTTAAAACGACTAAGAGCAATTTGCTCTTTCAAACGTGCCATTGCACGGCCTGCGGCACGCACATGGAGGCCTACGATGTCCCAAAGAGAATCGGCAATAACTTCCTCTGTGAAAGCCAGCTTAACGCCCTTCTTTGACACCTTACCCTCGATCTGCTTAGCAAATGCGAGAGCTTGTTCTGGGTACTCTTGTCCTTCTGGGATCTCAGCAGCTTGAATTGCGTTTACCGCTGGAAATTCCAAAGAACGACCCTTACCAAGGCGTACTGTAGAAAGAAGCGGAGTTACCAAAAGCTGTGGTTCGGCTGCTTCGCGCAGAGTACGAGAAATTACCTTAGGGAACAAAGCGGCTGCGTCTGACGAACCGAATGCTTCCTTGATTGTAACTCTGTTGTCTGTGTCGATGTAACCATCCTCAGCAAATGCGGCTTCCCAAGCTGGGAGACCCGAGAGGAGTTCTTGGATTGTCTTACTCATCTTAGGATATATCCTCCTGTTTATTTATTTTCTTTTTTATTTTCTTTTTTTTTATTAGAGTGTTAAGTTCACGCGGAATGCGCCAACAACATTCGTAACATCTAGGTTTGCACGGATACCCAATTTGCCTGAGAATGAACCCGAGCGTGTAAGCTCGTATACAGTCTTCAAAGCACCTGGATCTGATGGCAATTGCATGTATGAAAGCAATCCGTCATCAAAGTTTGTTGCAAACTTTTCAACTTCAATTACCTTACCAACAGTCAAGTGTGGGTAGCTTGCTGCATCAGCTTGTGACAAGAGTCTTGGACGACCCATGAAATCTGCTGCAACCAAGTCGCCTGCTGCTAAATCAGCATTGACATTTGTAACCATTGGATACTCTACATAGCCTCTAACGATAAAGCCTGCACCCTGCGATGTGCCCTTATCAAATGGTCTGTAGAGATCGTACTGTGCACAACCGATTGGCACTGAACGTGCAGCAACTGCTTGTGTATCTCCGCTAGCTGCAGCAACTGGTGTTGCTCCTGCAAGTGGATCCCAGCCTGAGATTGTGTCTCCCCATGTTATTGAAGATCCGCTACCGTTAGCTGGAACGAAACGTGAATCACCGCTTGCATCTGTTACCACCGAAAGGATTGTTCCCTTTGGAATAACAATTTCAAAGCGATCATCTTCTGAGTCTGAATACCAAGTTGGCAAGGCGACCGATGGCAAGATGTAAGCAGATGGTGCAATACCCTCTGAAACAACAAAACGACCAGCGCCTGTTTTGGTACCTACTTTACGAAATTTTGCTAATGACATTTAATATCTCCTTATTTATATATATTTGTTTTAAAGTTTGCGACGGCCCATGAGAGTATCAACAAACAGTTCTTCAACTGTATTCACTTTTTCTTCCGGTGCAGTTGATACTTCTTCGTCTTCGACAATGACATTGTCTTCTTGTTCAGAAACAACATAACTATCTATTACTGATTCAACATTGAGCTTTTGAATATTCTTCTTAGCTACTGGGAGCTTAGCTAAATCTCTAAGAGAATCAGCTAAAGAACCTGCCGAACGAGTTGCATGATCTTGGATCAAGTTTTCTCTTTCTTCAATTGGTTCTACTCCTAATGAAATTTTAGTATCAACTACTCTTTCAGCCAAAGTGCGATGTAGCGCCTCTCTTAGCTTTGCATTTTCCTGTTGAAGCACTTGAAGTTTATTGTCATTGTCATCTTGCTCAGCAGCGTCAGTATTATCTGTGAGCTCTGATTTTGGCTCTTCTTGTGCTTCTATTTCTGGGGAGGACTCAGTGTTTTCAGAATTAACTACTTCTTCTTTACCTTGTTCTTCTGTCTCCACTTTTTCTCCTTCAGATTCTTTTTCTTCATCAGGAGACTGCTCTGCAGCTGGTGTCTCGACTAATGTTTTCTGCTCTTGTGCTTTCTTGAGATCTTCAATCTTTAAAGAAAGAACATCTACCATAGACTGCTCTCCAGCTTCTTGTGCTGCCGAAAGAGCATCTGATAACACAGATATAAGATCTATATTTTTTGATTCTACATTTACAGAAGATTCTTCTTGTGAAGAAATTTCTTCTGATTCTTCTTTAGGTGCTGTAGCAATTGCTGACAGATCCTGGCTTAGATTTTCGACAGTAGTCAAAACATCATCACCTTTAACGATTTCGTCCATTTCAACATTCTCCTCGTCAATAATATTCTTTTCTGATAGTAACGGAGTATTACCAGCCTTTGCAGTTTCACTTTCCTGAAAAGCTAAGGCTGTAAGAAAAGCTCCTTTAACATGAAGGTAAAGTGGTCTAGATTCTTTCTTTTTCATGCCTTTTAAAATAGATTCATTTTCTTCTACAGTGGTTATATCTTCTTTATCCATATGTAAAATAAAGGCTGTACTCTTAGCTGTCCAGTTTTCTGAATCAGTTACGACAGTGGATCCGTCGATTGATTTAGAAGCTCTCACGCTAGATCTCTGATCTGCCGGTTGATTAACAAATGAATATTCCTTAAATGAAATATCCTGCATGTCTACAAAAGACAGCTTACCCTTATAGACTTGGCCGCGCTTATATTTAGCCACCTTTGGTCTACCATCTGCTGATTCAGCGGCTAAATCTTCGCCAGAAATTGAACAAACTGCTTTTCCTGCTCTTCCGCCAACTGAGCCAGTTAAATATCTTTTATCTGAAATCTTTTGAGCTGCCAATGGATCAGTAATTGCAACCTGCAATCTTACGTAAGGAGCGCCATCCTGCTCTTTGTCCATCTTAGCCGCAATAACTCTACCAATTGGCTCAGAGTTTAAATCGTGATTTAATATAATAGGCTTTGGATATGGCTCAACCCAAGACTGGAGAGCCTTTTCTAGTTCTATTGCAGAATAGTTATTATAGTTAGCGGTTAATCCGCTCGTGTATGGCAGCCACTTCTATAATCAAACCATGGTTCTTGCTAAACGATTCGGAAAAATCATTTTCCAACCCTGATAGATCAGGAAGTTGAAGTGTGAAACTTTCAACGAAATCAAATGCCATTTTAGTGCTCCATTTATTTTAATGTATTATTTATAGTAAATTAACTTTTATAAGATTAAACAATCTTATATAAAGATATCATACTTTTATGCTGTTGCAAAAAAATTACCCCTAGGATCTCCATTTGAGAGGAAATCTTTCATCATCTGCTTATGCATTATGTGAGGAGCATATATGTATGAAGCTGAATAGAGCTTATAGTCCATTTTTGCTGCGTTTCCAGACCATCCTAAGTCTTCTCCTTGCGTATGAAGTGAATAGTCAACATTTTTATACACATCTCTTGACATCATTTTTGCTGCCATAATAACATCTGATTGAAAATACTCACCAAGTGGATATTTCTCCTTGCGATAAGCTTGACCACCGGGCTCATTTATCCAATTCATTACGCTTGGATACATTGTATTTGTTGGAGTCATAAACATTAATGGACTAACGGCATCTGCTCCAGATTTTACGTGCATTGTTAACATTTGAATCGTATTTTCATTAGTTAATAATATGTCAGAATCTAGACTAAAAAAATAATCTGGATTAATATCTCTAACTTTTGACAAAAGAGAATTTCTTAGATTAACCATATTTTGATATTTAGCTATACTCCAAGTTCTTGTTCCTTCTTCATGAGAAAAATGCGGAACATCTTGTTTTATATCTAAAATGAATTCTGGTATATCTGGTCTTGCATTTCTGTACTTAACCAACATCTCTATTGTTTTCTCGTCGTCTGGAGATGCCTCAAATACAAAAGCGGTTTTTGAAAAATCAATATTTTGATTTTCTATACAAGAAATCCAATAAGGAAATATCCAATCTCTTTTATAGATTGGACAACCAATCACTAACTCAACCATGTTTTATTCTGAGGCAGATGTAGTTGGTTCTTTTATTTTCTTCTTGGCGGTTGTGCCAACTTCTGAGTTAACTACTTGAGTATTCTCTTCTTTGATTTCAACAGTGTTTACACTTATACTTGGAGTCACCGAAGCTTTTTGTTCTACAGCTTCTTCTTCCTCTTCTGGTTCTGACATAAGAAAATCAATTATAGAATCAATTACGTCAACCAAAGCTTCAAGAGCTAATCTAGTTTGACCATTGTTTACAGCCTTTTTGAAGACTTCAAGAGCGTCCGCTTGTGTATCGTCGCTACCTGTAATTTTATCATTTACATTAAACATTATCTTTATCCTTTTCAACATCTGATTCTATAACAGTATACTCTTTATCTAGGAGTGATTCAATTACTGTTAGGAAATTATTATCATATCTTCTAATATCTGGAGAATTATTTCTTCCATTTTGATTAGCAGGTCTCATTGAATTCCCTACCCCTTTTCTTTTTGAAGGGAGGTTTCTTTGTCCAGCTGGAGCTGATTTTTGACCATCACTTGTTTTTGGATTTGGGGGCTGATTAGCTGCTTGTGCTTTTGTTGTTGCGGTTGCTACATCAACTTGAATATCGCCCTGTATGGCTGCATACATGCTACTTGTATCTATGTCAGAATCATAGCCCAAAGCTAAACGAGCTTCTTCAAGTGTAATCAAATTATTTACATACTTTTGAACAATATGATTTTCTTTTTTAACTTGAGTATCAACATCTATTTCTTTGAACTTAAAGTAGCACCTATCAGAATCTCCGCTCTCCATTGGATTGGAAATTGGATCGAAACCACCTTCAAATAATAGTTCATTAAATATGTTTAATCTGATCATCTCAGAGAATAGCTTTTGCATCTGCTTAATTCTGTCGTATAAAGAAACATCTAATCTTTCCGTAACAGATCTATTACCACCATTCATTGACATCCCAAGATGGTGTGGTGCAACACCTAAACCGATTGCAACACGTTCCTTAAAGTGGTTTAGGTATTGACTTGCATCAAGTGCCGAACCCTGTGACCCAATTACTTCTACATCATGTCTAAATGGAAGAATTAAGCCACCCTCAGCTCTTAGGTTTTCTATTTCTATAGCTGCTTGAGTGATCTCTTCTGGTTCCGCTGGTTGTTCTGCGGTTCCGATCTTATATTTATACAGTGGAAACAGTTCACGGTGAACCAAGTTTTGAATGTCTTCTTCAATTTGACGAAGTGCAATTACATCATCTAGAACATTGATTAAAAACGGAGTACCAAATGCTCTACCAGTCTTTCTATCAAAGTGTAAATGAATTACTTTTTCTGCTGTCCAGACTGGGTTACCTTCAAGTGGCATGTAGGTAAGGGGATCTGTTTCTTGCCTGTAAGACTTTGGTCTATTGTGCTTATCTCTAAAAATTCTTACTTGCTCAGTAGGTATTAGATAATAGCCTATTACCGGAAGTTCTCCGGTCATGGGCGTTAGCTTGTCTGGAAAGTATTCATTTAAATCTCCTCTTGCCTTAACTATAAAAGCATTGGAAAATTTAAAGAGTTGGTCTGAAACTTCAATTAAGAATTCAACAAATGGTCTCTTCATTGCTATTTCCATAAAGTCTATTCTTTGATGAAGATAAGAAATAGCTTCTGGGTTTTCAGAAACTATTTCCCAACCCTCTTTCCAAAAGAGATCTTTATATTTAGACATAGCTTGCTTTACATAAGAGTCAGTATCAACAGCCTGCATTAATCTTTCAAAATCATATGCTGGTCTTTCAAAAGTTGCTCTATTATTGAAGTAATAATTAGTACCCTGGAAGCCAAGAGCTAACGATGCTATTTTCATAGCCTTAGATAAACCTTTTACCTGCTCTGGTGCTAAAGCTTTGTCAGAGAAAGTAAGATCTTTATCTACTCTTTGAAACGGTAAATAATCTTTAATTGCCATGGTACGTCCTTATTTAAGCCTATGTCTAATAGTAGACTAAATTTGTCTAGGCTGTAATTTATTGTTTTTCAGCCATTCCTGCGGCTTCAAAAGTCTTCTTGATAATAAGATCCTTTACAGCTTCAAGCCAAAAAATTGTTTCAGCTTCCGTAAAATCGCTCTTATAAGCAAGGTTCTTATCGCTAATCTTAATTTCAACTACAAACTCTGTTTTTGGTTCTACTTCTGGTGTATCGCTCATTTTATATTTGTCCTTTTAATCTTTTGATAATAATGGATTGTTGCTTAATTGTTGCTTCTTTTACTACTAAATCAGTCATTAAACTACTAAGCTTTTCTTGAAAAACAGCTATAACTAAATTAATATCTAAATTAGAATCGTTAATATCTGATTGAGAAGTTTCCATTATATCAGTTTCTTGTTCGGATTGCTTATTTAGTCTAGACATTTTATTATTATACCACTAACTAAGTCTAGACTCAAGTTC